ATCTCGCTTAAGTTCGGGGAAATCTAAGCGTTCTTTCACACAATCTAACAAAATTAAGTGCGCATCTTTGCCGCTGTACAACTCTTCCCCTATTTTTCCCTCTGGATAGAAGACTCCCCATGTGGTAATCGCGGTATAGTCAGATCTTTCTGACTTTAAAAACGCAGTATCGTAGCTTTGTATCAAATATTCACAAATTGGAGGGTTGTCCGTAGGCCAAGTTTTAAACCATTCCTTCGGAATGATCGAAATACCCTCTCCTGTAGGCCGCTGCATGTACTGCGCGGCCCACTTGGAAGGAGGAATTGACGCTTTAGTTGCGTCTAATTCTTCTAGTTTCCAAAATTCTGGCCAAAGCGGGTTGCCAGAAGGTAATACAGCAGGAAATTCTATAATCTCCCACTCATCTCCCCCTGCTTCCTGCGTCATTCGTTTGATTAATCTCCCCGTTAAGTCTTTTTTAGACCAACGAGTCATCACGATGACAATCGCGCCTCCTGGTTGAAGCCGCTGACGAGGACCTGTTTGATACCATTCGTAGGCTTCATCCAACGCTTTATCGGAAAATGCGTCTTGCTCTGAATGAGGGTCGTCAATAATGAACAAATCAGCACCACGACCTGCAAGAGCGCCCCCAATACCTGATGCGAAATACTCCCCACCTTGATTCGTCTGCCACTTACCCGCGCTTCGTGAGTCAGCTTTCAGCTGGGTAGATGGAAATAGCTCGGCATACTCCTCTGTCTCTAACAGGTCTCGTACCCTTCTTCCGAAATTGATTGCTAAATCAGCTGTGTGCGTCGCTTCAATAATCTTGAGCTTTGGCCGCTTGCCTAATAAATACGCCGGAAATAAATACGAAGCAAATTCGCTCTTCGTATGACGAGGCGGCATGTTGATAATTAACCGTTTTGACTTGCCTTCCGCTATCTCATCAAATGCCTCGGCCATCTTTTTATGATGCGCCCCAGCAATAAACTCTGGCCAAATGTTTTTTACAAATTCATAAAACGTAGCGGAGGAAGCTTCACGTACTTCACGACGTTCTAACTCTTCTAAAAGAAGAGTGAATTCTTTAGCTTCTTGTTTAGAGAGATAAGAGAGATCAACATCTCTAAGCTGGTCTATTGGGGAACTCAACGGAGGCGCGGCACCTGTCCACCCATCGCCATTTGCTCAATCTGCGCAGGAGTCGCAGGAACCATTGAAGACTCAGGATTAAACTGTCCTGCTAACCCCATTCCTACATTCTGAACTCTAGGATCAGGGTCTTGCATCATATCCATAATTTGAGGGACTCCAAAATAATACACATTATTTGGTTGTCCTACTGGCCCCCCTCTTGACATCATTGTTTCATCAAACAATTCGGGGTTTTGTTCTAATAACTGTAAGATATCTTGGTCAATAGGGATTTCCGGAATTTCCGGCTCTTCTTGTTCTCCCTCACGATACCTAATCTCGTCTAGCGCCTCTTGCAGCCCTCCCTGTTCGGCAAGTTCTTTGCCAATTTCTTCTATTACTACTTCGTCAACATTGGCAATATTGGGCGCTGCCCCTTCAATTAGCTCACGATACGCCGCATCTTCTCGCGCTTGTTTTTGCGCCTTCCGTTGTTTTCGTGAAGTGTAGAGAGAAGTACCTGCCCCAATTACTGCAGCAGTAACATAAAACGCCATAAATGCCTCCTAATCCGTGAAGTTAGGTTTCACGAGTCTTTCTTCTAACAACTCAATATCCGTAATATTCTCTGGGTTAGGATGCACCGTGAGAATTGTCGTGTCTTCTAAAAAATACAACGCTCTTTTAGTGTACGGCAATGTTTTAAATATTCCAAAATCTCTGTAAACGTCTATGCGTTCTTCTTCCTGCATAGTAGAGATCACCCGACAATGACCCCTCGCCAATATAGTTATGTTCTCATGCAAATGAACTTGACTCACGACAACAGAGTCTTTTACTCCATAGTACGCTCGAACATATACCCCCTCAGCAAAGTGATGAGTATTTATAAACGCTGCGGGCTGATCTAGATTTTTAGAGATCTTCTCCAGTGAGTCCTGGATATTAGCAATCTTAGCTTTTTGTAAATCTAAGACCTCTGAAGACATCACAAAAATCTTTTGCCATAGTATCCTTTTGAATACCCTAGGCCACCGCCTCCCGCTTTTCTAGCCGTCGTTGCTGCTCTTCGAAACTGCGCTTTTGTCGGAGCACCTTTTTCTCCAGGACTGCGCATCTTCTCTCCAGAACCTGCTTCAATCCTTTTGCGCTTCGCATGGATATTCGCATACAACCCCGGACGACCCCCACTGGCCATTCTTATATTAGGGAACCGTTCTCTTAACGCTGCCAGCTCGTCATTGATTCTTTTCACCTCTTGAGCAGGTATATCGTCTTCTTCTAACTGTGCTTTTAAACTGTAATACCTCTCCGGAGGCCGTAATACTTCCCTAGAAGCTGTACCCCGTCCCCTATTCTTTTCTTCTAACTTTTTTGCCATCTCAACAGGATCAAGACCTTGATTTCTCTCTCGGTCTTGTCGTGTCTTACTTTTCATGAAATCAGGAACGTCATCCGTTTCGGTTCTTGAAATTGAACGGGGCGCGTCCTCTTTAACGAGTTTTCTAAGCTCATCCAATATCTGCTTGACACTTTTAGCCTTGCCTCCAGGACCAGCCATTCCGGCGACCACGAGCATCTCTGGACTTAACATCTCTTCTAGTCCCGGCGTGTCTGCTAAAGTCCCCGCCATCTCCGATAGATCAAGACCAAGGATTCCTTCACCGCCTCCCGTAGCCCCAAGGGACTTTAAGAAAACTTCTGCAAATTCCATGCCTAATGGCAAATCTTCTTCTATAAAATCGGACCCAAGGGCAAAATCACCTGCCCCACGAAATAGCGTCATCAACCCGCCGCCTGGACTATTACGGTTGACTTCCTCATCGAAAATAGCTTGTAATTCTTCGTTGCTCGTCATTACCATTTCACCTTGTCGGCCCAATAAGCTGCTGACATTTTTCCGCGTTTGATGTTTGCTGCGTGACGAGCCTTAAATGACCGCCTCCGGGCCTTCTGCTTCTCAGACTCACCCTTCTTCGGCTTTCCTGCCGTCTTAACCCCCTGCTGACCAAAACGGATCAATTTTAACTTATGCCCTTCCTGCGCTAATACCATATGGGAGCTTCTAGGATGGCTAGGGGTGCGTTTTGGCTTGTTCACACCTGACAAACCATGTTTCTTAAGAAGATTCTTTCTGCGGGTCTCGTGAGCCATGTGGGGAATCGTAACCTAAAAATACGACTGCAAAAAATTTTTTTCTTGCAAAAATATATGTTGCGAAAAATTTTTGGATAGGGAACCTTAGCAAAAGTATCAAGCAAATAGACCCAGGAACTTAAGGTGAGTGGGTGGGTGGGTCGCTATTTAGGGCTAGGGGGGTATACCCCTTTACCTAACTGTTAGGCTAAGGTGCTAGGCGCGCCCCCTCGCCTAACCGTTAGACTAAGGGGCGCGTAGGCAAAAAAAAGCCTAGGTGTTACCCTAGGCTAACGGGTTAGTTAAGTGGTAGGGTCAGCGCCTACTAGTAATATTAGCTAAGTGAATCACGCTCGCGTAGAAGCTAAACAACCACAGACATACGGCCAGGAACGCTATATCCTCGCCTACTATACCGTGGTCATATAGGTATAGGGTCAGGCTTGCGCCTAACCCCCCTACTATGATTGAAGTAAGCATTAGTATCTGTGCGCGTCTCATTACCGTTGCTCCGCCATTACCTTATAGCGTCCTTTATTAGCAGGGTACTGTGCATAGGTGTCCTGTTTATACTCCCTAGGATGATTTTGCATAGTCTTGTAGTTGAACCAAACGGACCAAACAACACCGTCCTCCCCCTTGCGGTCACTAACAATAACAGCATTGTTAATGTCTTCCTTACTAACCCAATCACCCGGAGTAAGGCCACGTTCAGCGCATAGGTGAAAGTAAGCATAGATAGTTAGTTCAGTCTGCGGAGAGTGCCTTACTTTGCTTAATTTTTCAGGTATAAACCGAACTTCACCGTGCGCGTTGCCACCTTTGTTAACCAACAGGTCAGGCATGATAGCGCCTTTCTCAATGGCAGCCCTACGTTTATCAGTAACCCTAGCCGCTTCCTTTGCTGACTGTTCTTCACCTACTGTCTTACCCTTGGGTGAGTAGGGAGCTTTACCGTTCTTAATGTCTTTAAGAGTAGTCATCTTTAGTTGTTTCCTTTGTAAGTCGCCATGCGGTATTGCCTAGCGATAGACGTATTATACACATATATATGCCTATATGTACAACCCCCCACCTAGGCAATCACCTAAGCGGTCAACTAGGCCGTCACCTAGGTCATCCCCTTAGTCCTTCCGTTAGTCGTCGCCCCCTAGTCGTCCCGTTAGTCGTCCCGTCCGTCCGTCTTTCCCGTCCGTCTTTCCGTGCGCGTGTATGTATGGGGTGTGGTGGGTGGGTGTGGGTGGGATCCCACCAATCCGTCGATCGATCGATCGATCGATCAGTCCGTCGATCGATCTTTCTCTCGATTCGATGGGACAAGCTCTACTATCTTGTCGATCGATCTGTCGATCACCTCGCCCTCGATCACTCGCGGTGCGCGTTTCGAGATGAGCTCACTCAGTCGATCGATCAGCTGGTCCTTGCTCAGTCCGTCGATCTTTGCCGTCAATACCTCTCGTCGATCGATGTAAAGTCCTCCGACCTTCCCTCGATGGATCTCGGCTGTGATAGCGGCGTTGATTTGTCCCTGCCCCCGTGCCTCCTCCCGAAGATCATGGAGCGTGGACAGGTGTCCCTCCATAGAGACTCTATCTCTTTCCGCCTCCTTGATTTCCTGGTCTATGAGGTAGTTTCGGAGCAAGGGGTTGTGGTTGAGTAAGACACTGCCCTGTCTCTTGGCGGCGTTACGATTCTTGGTGTATCCCGCTTTTACCGCTGCCTCTGTAGCGTTCTGGCCTTTCAAATACTCTCTGGCAAACTTCTTCTGTTTGGGATTCAGCGGTTGCCACTTCTTACCGTCGGGGTCGATGTAGGCCGTCCCATCGTCTGTGGGAAGCATGGGAGTGTACTTCAGTTCTTTCATACAGCAAACACGAGGTCTGTGGAGTCACTGAGTATATTTTAGAAATAAAATAAAAAATAAAAAAGAGAATGTTTCCCTCATGGCCTATCACTCTCTTTCTCTGTTCACAAACTAATAACTAATACGTTTTCTATTACTTTAGTCATTCACCCAACACGGTCCACGTCCCTCGGATCCAGAGGCTTTTCTCTCAAATCTATTACTTCTATTAGTTTATTAGTCGTTTTTGTTAAAAAAATAAAAAAAAGTTTTTTTTCTAAATAGTCATATAGGCAATCTTTCTAATAGGCAAAAAAAGCCCGCTCGAGGCGGGCTAGTCACTGTTTTCTTTTCTAAAGTGCTTCTTTGTCTTCTCGTTCCCAATCTTCACGATCTAAATGTCCTAACGGGTCGATATAATCGTCCACGTCACACTGAAAATTATCGCCGTCACTCAGCAAGACCCAATACCTGATCTTCACTGGCTCTCCTTCGTGGCTACCCGTCCTAATCACCATCGCTGGGCTAAAGTGTTCGATCTTTACATTTTGCTGTACCCAGTGACCAAATGTTTGCGACTTATTCAGTCGTATTGGGTAAAAGTCTTCGTATAGCAGTCGGTACATCATTGACCAATCGGTCTCAATAAGTTTTTTCGTTAAAGGTGTCACACTGTTCTCCTTTCTTGGTAAATGTATGCGCCCCTTTCGGGGCGCGGTTAATTAAACAATCTTTGTAAGATGTTCGCAGCCATGAGAATCGAAAAATCCGCCAATGATTCGCGTACTTTCCGTAACGGGGTCGCGGTATATCCATATCGTCCAGTCTCCTGGTTCGTCGCTATCAGTCCCTTGGTGCCATGCCGTAACGGGTATCTCCCCGTTATTGAAATGTTCGTCACGGTCTAGGTCCGCTATATCCCACGCGATTAGTGGTTGTCTGATTGCTTCGCTAAAAATCGAAATTAGTTTCTTACTAAATTTGTAGTCTTCGAATCGACCCGTGGACATAATGTCCTTTAGCGTTATATTCTCAAGTTCCATCACTGTTCTCCTTTCTATGGTTAAAAATCTACGGGCCTAAAAACCCGTAGTTATAGGGTACTTAGGACTAACCGGAAAGTAAAGCACTAACAGAGGGCGGGGGAGAATCCTGCTATCCTAAAATGTAATCCAACTCTGTATTAGCAATATTGGGCGCTGCGTTCCCATTGTTAAGGAGAAGGTAAGTAAGTCCTAATCGTTCGGATAAAAAGTCCACGGCATTATCAACTCCACCGTTAGTAGGGTCAATTCGTTGCGAAACTGTAAAACCTGCATTCGTTAAGTAATACTCAAAATCCATCAGTAAATAAACTGTACCTTCGTCCCGTTTTGATTCGAAATATGGTCCTAATAAAACTTCTGCTACTTCAGGTTTGAATAATCTATGGTCT